CTCCTTACTGCTGGTGTTGGGATTAATGCTGAAGGTGGTGAGTTCCTTGAGATCATTAAGAAGATGGTCTTCCAAGGTAAGGCTTGGAACAGCGACAATCGAGAGCATCTTATTATTGAGTTGGGTGATATTATGTGGTATGTGGCACAAGCAACCATGGCACTGGGTATCTCTATGGAAGATGTCCTAGATACTAATATCAAGAAACTTGCTAAGCGTTATCCTGAAGGAACCTTTGACGCTTACTATTCTGAAAACCGTGCCGCTGATGACCGATGACTGCTAAGTTTATTTTATTCACCAAGGACTCCTGTGGTCCTTGTGGTCTCGTCAAGAGATACTTCAAAGCTCTCAAAGACGAGCGTACAGAACTAATCGAAGAAGTCCAACTTGAGGACTTCAGCGATGAACCAATCCCCGAAGAGAACCTTGCTCTCGCCAAGAAGTATGGTGTGACTGCTACTCCTGTTCTCATTATCATTGATGAAGAGACAGAAGAATTGCTAGAGACCTACTCCAGCGGTATGCCTATCACCCAGAACATTCGTAAACTCTGGACCAAATACGGTGTATAGTTTCTGGATCCACTTGGTAGCATTCTTCCAAGTTGTCGTGATGAATTGTATTCAACCTACCAACTGGAAGTATTGCTATCGTGTGGACCAGTGGTTGATCCCAGATCTCGTAGAAGGATATGAGATCTGGTCTGGCAAAAAGCATCCCTATCAAAATGAAAAAGACTATCTCAACAACCTCCCCTCTAAATAGTTAGACGGGAGGTTTTCTTATGGCAAGATCAATTAAGGACGCTTGGAACGACTATAAGAGGCACTACCATAGCGGATTTGAAATCAATGCTAAGGCTGATATTGTTGTCTATAAAAATTCAACGGGTAGTCTAAAGATAGACACAATCAAAAAAGGAAGTCCAGTACATGTAAAACCTCTTACTTCTGAGAATTATGTTACTAGAATAGAAGTAATTTTTGATGGTGGTAAAACTGGATGGATAGGTACTCCCGCTTTGGGGAAACCAAAAGCTACAGCATCTGGAAAAAAGAAGATGTCTTGTCCTTTGAAACCTCAGGACTTTGATGGTATTGCTGGAGTTAAGTTATCTTTTGATGACTATTATAAAAGAGTTATCAGTTCGATCAAGAAGCGTAGTGATTTGCCTATGCTTTTGCAAACTTATTTGATTGAACTCACAGATTATTGTATGCATCATGGACCAGCGGAAAAGAAAGAACTGGTTGAAGCATACAAAGAACTATCGATGTCTGAGTATATTGACTGTATGAATGACATTGAAAAAGATTTTTCTGAAATTACAGCACCTCTCTGTGTATTAGAAAGAGGAAGTAGAGAACTTAAAGATCTTGGGTTTCCAGAACTTACTAAGAATGGGGCTAGCATATTCATTCCAGTTGAGGGAAACTATGCTTTAGTTGATTTTATGATTTACGATCATAAAGACAGGGAGTATCAATTTTCTGTTAAGAAAATTAGTAAGACGACCAACGTTGTAAAACCTCAAGATATACTTGAACTACTGGAGAAAGATGCTAAAACAAAATGGGTAAAAGAATACAAAAAAACTTTTGAATATAATCTCTTGAAAGTTTTAGCAGATAACAATGTAAAGACTGGATCTTTTGAAGCTTTAAAATTGTGCGCTAAAGATAAAACAATCTCAAAGGAATTGCCAAATATTCTGGTTACTGATATTGACAAAGTTGTTCCAGATAATGAGATTACGGAAGAACATGTGAATAGTTTTAGAGAACACTGGTTGTCTCTGGCAAACATTTATTACAAAGAAGCTATTCAATACTGGTCTCAACCAAAACATAAGTCTGGAGTTGTTGGCATAGCATCACTTATCTGTCAGATAATGTTGAGGAAATTGAGTGCCGAAAAGAAACTGATTACTTTTAGATCTGTTATTGAAGAGTTTGTGATGAGAGAAGTAGTTTACTATAAGTTTGCTGCTCCTGGTGGAATTCCTAAATTTTATATGGAGAACCATTTGAAAAATAATCTGAGTCCTGGTGATAACTACTATCTCAGGGAAAAATCTTCTATTGGCAATCCATTTAGAGATAAGGTAGGCGTTCAACCATAATGGCAAATATAAAACAGCTCAAACACCTAGAACACTTAGAAGATGAGATGCTAAATTATGGCGTCGAAGGGTGTATGGCAGCGGTATCTTTCCTAAAAGAACTGAGGAAGATGCTGGGGAGGCAAGAAAATGCTGGGTTTATGCAAACTAAATGGGACGGAGCACCTTCTGTTGTTTGTGGAGTTGATCCAATAACAGAAGCATTTTTTGTTGGAACTAAATCTGTTTTTAATAAAACAGAACCAAAACTTTGCTTTACCGAAGAAATAATTGATGAATATTATCAAGGAGACTTGGCTGAGAAACTAAAGTATGCTCTGAAGTATTTTATAGATCTCAATATTGATGGGGTTATTCAAGGTGATCTATTATTCACCACAGATATTAGAAAAGAAACAGTGAATGGAGAACAACTCTACACATTCAGACCTAATACAATTACTTACGGTATTCCTGTAGATCATCCCATCGGAAAAGCAGCAGGTAGAGCAAAGATAGGAGTAGTATTTCATACCCATTACACTGGTGATGAGTTGGCAACGATGCAAGCTCGTGCTGGTGCAAAAGTAGATGGGTCTACTGATGTCTTGGTTGTGAAGAATGATACGCCAATGCATCGAGTTGGATTCTCTAAAACAGAGATGCAAAAGTTTGATAACTATATCTCTAAGATCGAACGCATGTGTAAGATCTGTGGTGATTTTCTTGATGAATTGGTTGGTGCTACTGGTACAACTGGAGATGCTAAGTTCCACATCGCATCTTATCTAAAGCAGTTCTTCAATAACGAGATTAAAAATGCTAGAAACATTTCTAATATTGATGAGTCTTTATATGATCTAGCAAACTTCTACCATGCAAAGATGAGTAAAGAACTTGCCAAGATCAAGACAGTTGCTAACCTCACTAAGAAACGCAACCTTGTATATGCTAGTGAAAAATATCTTGTAGATAATGTATACAAGTTCAAATCTATGCTTGCGCTGTATAAAGAACTACAAGCAGTGAAGCAAATGGTTATAGATAAACTAGACCACCTAGAAGAGTTTAGGACTTTCGTTCAAACTGATAAGGGATACAAGGTCACAACTCCTGAGGGATATGTTCTTCATAAGGATGGTAGTATGATTAAGTTTGTCAACCGTCTGGAGTTTGCATACAATAACTTCACCATCGAAAAGAAATGGCGTTAGACGGAAAGGTTTGCTACTTTACATTTGGTAGGTTTCAACCACCAACAACAGGTCATGCTGAAAACTTTGCTGGCGTAAAGAAAGCAGCGGGCAATCATGACTATCGCATTTACATTTCTCAGACTGTAGATAAGAAAGGTAGCAACCCTCTCCCACCTGATCGTAAGAAATATTATATGGATAAGATGTTCCCAGAACATCGTGGTAAAATATTCTCGGGACCTAAACAACCTGTCGCTATCTTGCAAGAGCTTATGCTTGACGGATATGATGAGGTTGTTTTTTTGGTAGGATCTGACAGGGTTTCTGCCATGTCATTCCTCCATAAATACAACGGAAAAGATTTTTCGTTTAGAAAGATCGAGATTAAGTCTTCTGGAAGCAGAGATGCTGACGGGGACACTTTTGCTATATCTGGAACTAAGATGAGAAGGGCAGCATTTGCTGGAGACTTCGAGTTGTTTCGTTCTGGTATTCCTAAAGCATTAAATGATAATGATTGTCGCGCTTTGATGTCAGAGATCGTGGCAAACTTGCCTAAAAATTTTAAATGAAAGATTTCAAAAAACTAAGAGAAGAAGCACTGCGTCAACAGCAGCGTCAGCAACTTATTTTTAAGGAGGGTGATGCTGTGATGTCATCCCGCACGGGGGATAAAGGACATATCCACAGAGTAGGTGGCAACTATGCTATCGTTATTTCTGAGGATGGTGAGATGTTCCGAGAGTGGATTAAGAATATTAGATCTATAAATAATACGAGAAGAACGTCCCTTTTAAACGATGAATTACCAGAAGCCAATTAATAGTGTCAATGCAAACGATCAGTTTTCGTCTGGGTTGATGGAAGCTTATGGTAGATGGATGGGAGGAGACACCTTCCAAAATACCACAATCAGCGAAG